CGACTGGCAAACTGCGATGGTTGAATGGTTTCTACAGTCTTCTAAGTAGGGGGGGGGTATCATGCAAAGGCGAGTTGATGAGTGACGGTAATGTTGTCAGACTTCAAACGATTCAAAGCCTTCCACTCAGGCCGTAAGTTGGTAAAGTGATTGGCGAGAAGTTGCTGATCTTTGCGCGTAAGATCAAACGCAGCCAAAGGAATGATGTGGTCAATCTCCCAAGCGGTTCCATGGTTTGCCCATGTCATTCCTTTCTTAAATTGTTTTTCAATATGGGTCTTTGCCTGGGCAACCGTGCAGCCAAGTAGCTCGATAGTTCTTAACTCCTTTTTACCTTTAATCTTTCTATATATTCTGTGTATACCACTCTTTAATTTAGATTTAACCCAATACACATCATCTCTTTTATCTTTCATAGCTGCATATTTTTTCCTCGCCCTATCTCTGAAAGATTTTCTATTACGCTCTAAATCTTTGTAATATAGCAACATTCGAAACGACATTTCTGGATTGTTCATCTTTGCAATCACAATGCCTGAGCATTTGTCCCAGTAAGTATCAAGCACCCCCGCCCAGTTATCCTGCCACCATTGTTCGCTTGCATCATGTTGAGCCTTTCGTTGAGTCGTGCCGTTCTTAACCAAAACCGCTTTGATAGCCTGAGACTTAGATAGCGTTGGCAATGCATTTTCTTTTCTGAATTGGCAAATGGTGGCTTTGTCCTTGCGTAATAGGTCGCCTGACATCTTGCCGGACATACCCATAAGCGCATGGCATTTGGCACACCCATGCCATGCAGGGAGTGAGCCGCCGATCGGCTGGCCTTTCTTATCCCTTCCGATCTGAATGACGGCGCACTTGTGCGAGCAATACTTTGATAAGCTTCTCGGCTTAAAATCCACGCCACAAACGGGGCATGGGATTGGTTGGATTCTGCTCCATTTCCTACGCGGAAGGAGCCCGGCGAATAGCTCGATTTGACACGAGCCGGTTGTCGTTGTTTGCACGACAACAGCCGGGTGTCAAATTGGGGAGTCATCCTAGTTTGCACCCGGCATTTTTACGCCTCGGCCAGCTTCGCGTTGATGCGTTCGATCCATTTGTCGTCATGCTTTGGTTTCTTTTTCTTCTTCAATGGTTTGCGCTTTGGTTTGGATAGCCATGGGAATTTAGTTTCGTGCGCCTGTTCGATGGTTACGAACCGATGCCCGGCTTTGCATAGCCTGCGCCTGTATCCGTCGCGGGTTGCGATGACGCGGGTGTCGGTGCCGCAGGTCGGGCAGGTCACGCGAGGAGTTGGCGGATCCGTGCGGCCGTGGTCTCCATAGGCGAGAGGAGTTCGAGGGCGCGCTCGAGTCGGTCGCGGTCCCACTTGCCGATGTCATCGCTCATCTTCCTCTCCCACACGGTGAACTTCTGCGACAACCCCTCGATGGTCACGATGGCCTTGGTCTTATCGTCAGGGTTGAGGGTTGGCTTCTCGTCAGCCAAGGTGAGGCCGAGGTCTAGCTCGAGCTGTGCCTCGGTGTCGGCGGTGAACTCCATGCCCCAGCGTGCCGTGCTGTAGTCTCTCGACTGGCTGAGCCACTTGGAGGCGGCTCGCTTGCACACGAGGATGTCCTTGTGGATATTCGTCCACTCGGCAGGGGTGAGGGTTTCGGGTAGGTTCAGCGCATTGAGCGTGAACATGGTGGTGTCGATTATTTGCATTTTGTGGTGATGTGGTTACTGGCTTTGTATCTGGCGATTGCAGCCGCTTTGGCTGCGGTGAATGGATCCGTCGCCTTCTCTCGAAAGGTCTGGCGCGATTTGTTGGACTTGCGGAACTTGGTGCAGTCGAAGGTCTGGCTTTTGCCTGATAGGAAATCCCGAACCCCGACGACATAATGGGAGACGAGGGCGCGTGTGACCTTTAGCTCCCGAGCCACTTGCGCCTGCGACATTTTGCCGTTGAGCTGGTCGAGGCCAGCCGCGAAAGCGATCGCGTTGGCCATGACCGGCAGGTTGTTCGTCTCGAGCAAAAGCCCGACGACTTTGCCGAGGGTCAACGCCTGCTGGCGCACTTCGGCGGCTTGGAGCATCGCGATGACCTTGCGAGCCACGGCCGGCGTCGTGCCGAGTTCATCGGCGAGGGTGTCCTCGGGTGTGTCGAGGTCGTAGTCTGGCATATAGGCAGGCTCGCCGTTCCTTGCGGTGAATGAGTTATTCATGAGAGTGTCCAAAGTTGAAACCCGACCGTTGGCGTGCGGCCTCGATCTTCCGGCGCTCGGGGGTCTTGCTCCAAAATCGATCACAGGCGGCGGACATCTCCTCGAGCATGTTGGCGAGCCAGGCCTCGCGGAACTCCCGATAGCCCATGGTCATTTGGATAATCTTGCCGCGCCCTCCGAATTTGGGCTTCTTGCGTTTGCTCATGGCCGTGCCGTCCTCCGGTTGAACTCGGCGATGAGCAAAGCGTCCGCTGTGGCGTGCGTGACCTTGAGGCTTGGGAAAAGCTCCTGCGCTCGGCGCTTCGACACATTCTTGTCGCCACGGGTCAAACACCCCATTGCCTTCTGCCATGCCTGCGGCCTCACGCGCTCGTAAGGCACCCGCAGCGCGGTCAGAACCGCTTGAAGGCGTCCATACCCCTCGCCAAAGGTAAAAGCCGATTTGACGCCCATCTGCGGCGAGGAGTGGACCAACTCCAGCACCGCCCGAGGCTCTGCCAGCGAAATGGAGTCGCTGAGGAGGTCGATGAGGTCTCGGTCCGTCTCGGGCATTTTGTGCGCCCATGGCTGGCCGGTGGTTGGGATGAATGCGATGCCGCCGTTAATGCCGGGGTCTATTCCTATGTAGAGTTTCATTTGTTAGTTGTTTGATTGTCAGAGATTCGTTCGGAAAAGGTCGCCGTGGCGCCGTTCATTCGGACCGGCACGGCCCCGCCTCGCTCGCCGTCGCGGTTTTTGATGATGGTCAGGAACTGCTCTTCGGGCTGGCCTCCCACGAACCACACATGGTCCGAGTGGTGACCGATGGCGCGGGACTCGCGGAGCTTCGGCGGGTTGTCGTCGTTAAGCTGGGAGGCCGTCGCCACCGCGACATTGAGATGGAGGGCCAGCGACTTGAGCCGCTTCGACACCTCCGAGACATGTTGCTCGCGGGTCTCGTTGGATCCGAGCGCCCGCAGGTGAATCAGTTGGATGTAATCGACGATGATCAAGTCCGCCTTGTCCTTCGCCACCAACTCCCTCGCCGCCCCATCGATCGCCTCCCACTCCGTCAAGTTGCTCTCGACCTCGAGCGGGTAGTGCGCCAGCTCCTGAGCGTAGGCCGTGAACTTGTTAGACATCCCCTGCGACTTCTCCCCTTCGCGGTTGCTCATGCGAAGGATCCCCACCGGAAACCCACACATGGCCGAGAGCATCCGCCCCACGACCTGAGTCGCTGGCATTTCGAGCGAGAAGACCGCCACGCGCTTCCCCGCCCGGAGAGCATGGAGCGCCATTTGGAGGAGCATGATCGACTTGCCGCCCGATGTCGGCGCGGCCACGGTCAGGAGTTCCCCGCGCTTGAGGTGCGCCACGCGGTCGAGCGATCCGATCCCCGAGCCAAAAGTCTCCACCGGCTCGGTCTTCTCCAGGTCGGCAATCAACCCGTCGATGAGTTGCTTCATGCCCACGCGGGGCGTCTCCTGCATGGCCGCCGCGCCGTTGAGCGCCTCCGCCACGGCAGCGATGTCGCCCTCCTGCCGGAGAAACCCCTCCTCCGCCTTGCGGATTGCGGCCAGCGCCGTGCGGTAACGCCTCGCATCCATCAACGCCCCGCGATGCCAAGCCGCTGTCCCCGAGTCGCCCGTTGGCATGACATCGTGCAGGTCATTGAGTTCGTGAGCACCGCCCGCCGCGTCGAGTTGGCCCGTGGCTTCGAGTTGCGCCAGGACCGCCATGAAATCCGTCTTCACGCCGTCCTCGTGCAGCTTGCGGATCGTGCCGAGGATCAGTTTGTGCTTCTCGTAAAAAAACAGGTCCTCCGGCCAGCTCATGGCGTCCAGGTTGGCGAAATTCTGCATCAGGCATGAAATCGCCGCCCGTTCTGCCGGTTCGTTCAGAGGGATTGCCGCCTTCGGCATGATGGGAATGATTTTCTCCATGATGGCGTTCATAGGGACATGGGGGCTGGCGTGCTGCCGTAGGCAGTCGCCTTATTTATCTTCTCTTCTCTAGTCCCGTTTTTGTCACGGTGAGGGCGTGACATTTTCGTGACAGCTTCGTGACCGCGTTGCTTCCACTTTCTCTGTGTTGCAAGTGCTCGCTCTTTAGCGGTTTGACTGTTGTGACGGTCGAAGTTCGTGAACTCGATTTTGTCGCCTTTGATGCGAATCCAACCACAATTTGAGAGCGCTTCGTCGAAGTTCTCGACGCGTGTGATTTCACGAATGACACGCAGTGCCGTGACACTTGTCACGCCGTCACCGTGACAATTCCGTGACGCCCAAGCCCACACCTTCACGAGCTTCCCGACGACCGCGTCCAGGTCTAATCCGGTGTGGTCGGCAATCGCCGCCACCTCGACCTTCTCGTGCAGGTGGTTCTCTACTTTGATCCATTCTCCGGCCATGTTAAGCCGCCTCCATTTTGAAATTTAACTGCATCCCCACCGATCGGAGGTTGTCAGTTGCCGTATCAAAATAGCTTTTCTTTAACTCGCTCCCTACAAACTGCCGACCCATCTTGAGCGCGCAATACCCCTCAGATCCGATCCCCGTGAATGGCGAGTAAACCAAATCATCCTTTGCGCTCCACAGATGCAAAGCGCGGTTGATCACATCTAGCTGCAAAGGGCAAATGTGCCTCTCGTCGCCTTGATCTTTCGCACAGCGACCGTTGAGCACATTCCCTTGGTCCACCGTCATCCAGACCGGCGAGGCGATTTCTTGCCACAAGTCGAGAGGCAGATCCGCGGGGGTGTGCTCGATAGGCTTCGGGTTTTGCCCAGGCTTACGGAAGGCCAGCAAATAATCCGGCGCACCGACTCGGCTGCTCGCACTATCTTTGCAAAGCGTCTTGTAGAGAAGCCCGTGAGCCTTAGTCCTCTGCATTTCCACGACTGGCGACTTCCAGATTGTGATTCGACTATGCAGTAAAAAACCGCGATCACGAAATGCCCGGATGATTTCTCCGCTGAAGTCTTTGAACTCAATGGCCCCATCCTTCCACTTGGTTGAAAGTAAATCGCAGCAATGGACCGCCACCTCACGCCCTGGCATCATCACCCGAGCCAACTCATCAATCAAAAAACCAAAGTGCTGCATAAACTCGCCCGTGTTCGCGCAGTTCCCCATGTCCTGATGATCGTTGGAGTAGGTGAATAAGTCGGCAAACGGTGGGGAAAAGACGGAGAATCCAACGCTCTCACTTTCAATTTCTTTTGCCGCTCGAACGCAATCGGCGTGGTAAAGTGTCCAGCCATCGCCATTTTCCGAATCAATCGTTGTTTTCATAATTAGGTTTGTTTTTTTCTCTAAAAAGCCCGCAGCGTGCTTTTGCATCTCTGCGTGCATCGTTTCGTGTTGCTCCATCTTTCGACGCAATGCCGTGAAGACGGGCGCGTCGGCCTCGGTTGTTATGCACCGCACATGCACGGCTTTTTTCTGCCCAAATCGATAGTTGCGCCGAACGGCTTGGTAAAAATCTTCAAACGAGTAAGTCACTCCCACGAAGACCACATCCGCGCAGTGCTGCCAGTTCAGCCCATATCCCGCGATCGATGGCTTGGTGACCATGATCCGCTTTTCCCCATGCGTGAATGCCAGCAACTTTCGCTCTTTGTGCTCCGGCCTGTCACTGCCGCGGACCTCGACCGTTTCCTCTGCCGGTAATAAATCCACCAGCATATCGGCCTCGTCATTGAGATCGCACCAGATCAACACCGGCCCATCGGTCTCTTTGGCGATCTTGGCCGCCGCCTGGCAGCGCTCCTCTAGCGTGCGCTTCTTTTCCCGTCGGACATCCGTAGCAGAGAGAGCCACGGGAACGGCGAAAAGCTCATCCTCGGCCGCCGGGATTTCTCCCGCCTCCACCGTTATCGTTTCAACTTTAAGCGGAGGAAGATCAAACCCCTTCATCTCAAAGCCCAAGTCCCTCGGGTTGCTCACGCAAGCCGCCCATGAAGAGACCCATTGCCAGAAGTCATCCTGAGCGTGCTTCTTCAGCCTCCAGGTTCCCGTGTTGGCCGTGTCGTTAATAAACCAAGTCGCCAGCATTTGAGCGCCAGACATGAGCCCCAAAAACTCCGCGTGGTTGCTCAGCTCCATCAAATCATTCGGCGATGGCGTCGCCGTGCAGGCGAGACGATAAGGCGTATCTGCAAAAGCCCTCGTGATCGCCATTCGAGTCTTCCCATTGAATGCCTTTAGAATGCTCGACTCATCCAGCACCACCCCGGCAACCTTCCGAGTCACATCCTCGAAAAGCTCCAATCGGTCATAATTTGTGATTCCGATTCCACGCTCAGGCATTTGCTCCGGCTGGCGACATAGCTTGATATCGATGCCGAACTTTGCCCCCTCTTCAACCGTCTGCTCCGTCACGGCTAACGGCGCCAGAATTAAAACTTGTCCCTGAGTGTGCTCTGCGACTTGCCTAGCCCATTCAAGCTGTTGCGCCGTTTTTCCAAGCCCGCAATCTTCAAAAAGAGCACTACGCCCGCGGCGCACGGCCCATGCCACGATCTTTTGCTGCCACTCAAACAATTTTGGATTGATGTCTTTAGGCTCAAATCCTGCCGATTTAGGTCGGCGTAGTTTTGCCTCTAAAAAATCGTCGTAATTCATTATTTTTTTCCTTTCATTTTGTCTTGGTTCCGCTCGATGTATTTCCGCACGCGCTCCATGTCCGCCTCCGCTTCCGCCTGCTCGGCCAGCGCGTAGGTGTGCCGGTAGTTCGGCAGAGGCTCCAGGCGTTGAATGCGCGGCCCGATCGGGCAGTCGTTCAAGCAAATGGAGAGGCGGAGGGAGAGGTCTTGGGTCATGGGTTAAAATCTTGAGTAAGGATCTTCCCTAAGAGACTTTTCTATTTCTGAGATTTTCCTCAGCTCCCCAAATATCGCTTTAAGATCAAACCCCTCTTTTTCAACAAGCCAAATAGCTTCTGTAATCAATGAAAGGACTTGTTTTTGAGATGTTTTCCCGCCATGACTTGCTTCAAGCCAAAAAGGAAAACGAAAGGAATCTCTGGCAAGCGGACCAAGCCCTTTTTCAACACGAAATTCTTTAGTCTCTTTATTCCAATAAATACGGGCATCTTTTATATTCATTTTTATTAAATCCTGCGCGTATCCACGCCGCGCCCCGGAGGGTTGAATCAGAACGGAATGTCGTCGGTCTCTTTTGCTGGTTTGGCTTTCGGCGCTGGGGCCGAGGTTTTGGGTGACATCCAGCGTTCGAGCGTGTTGAAGCGATGGCCGGGGTCAGCCCCCTCTTCCTCGCCAAGAACGACCGTGGCCGTCTTGCCGATGAAATCCTCGGGCTGAACATCGATGTCCTCGCCTGGCACCACGGCGAACCCGCAGGCTTCGCGCACTTGGTCGATCTTCCACCCCGCCTTTTCGGTGAATGTCAGGTGCTCATGCACTTCCGGCCCCTTAGCGCCCTCGCCGATCTCCACGCGGCAAATGAGTTTGATCATCGGGTTCCCAGCCTTGGAAAGCTTCTCCATGGCGTTGACGATTTCGACTTTGTAGGTTCCCGGCTCCACGAAATAGACGGGTTTCGGTTCACTCTGTTTGTATGTTGGCATATTATTTTTTGGATTTGATTTGGCGCAGGGTGTTTATCGGTGCCCCTGCTTTCACCGCGGATTCATCCACTTCCACCCCGGCTTCGAGGCAAAATTGGCGAAATTTGTCGGCGCTCATCTTTCCGCCGAGGGCGAGGATGAGCGTCTCTTTTGAAACATTGGCGGAGGCGCGTGCGATGGCATCGGCCTCCACGAACTGACGCCCCGCGCCGGTCGTGACTTTCCAGCCGGGGATTTCCTCACCAGCGGCGAGGCGTTCTTTCAGAGCATCAATGACCGGCTCGGCGATCTGCTTCTCGGCGAGCTTCCAGTTCGCGGCGAAGGCGGATAGCTCCACCGGATTCGCGAGGATTTGATCGCGGATGTCGGAGAGCGCGAGGTCGGACTTGACCAGCGCCAAAGCCTCGGAGGATTGACGAACCAAGGCCCGGCACGAGTTGGAATGAGCACACCAGCCACAAAATTCATTCGGCGTCGGCTCCGCCAACCGGCTCGACGCCTCGGCAATCACCGCCGAAACGGTCGCCTCGGCTTGCTCCCTCGTGAAGGTGTAAGTCCGCCTAACTCTCTGATCGACATAAACGACATGAGCCGTCCACGAGTCGGCGAAATGCTCGTGCATGCAGGCCAGCGCGTAGGCCGCGAGCTGCTCCCTATAATTTCTGACTTGGCCGGTCTTGATGTCCGCCACCCATTGAGCCCGAACGCAAACCGCGTCGGCTGTTCCGGGTTTGGAAAGGCCAGGCACCTCCATGCCGAGATGCTCCTCGCGGGTTTCCACATGGTAGCCGCCCGACAGGGTGCGGAGTTCGTCCACGCCCCACCGAGCCACCGCCTGATCCTCGGCGGCGAGGCCGTCGTAGGTGGTCGGATCGTCAACCAAAAGCTCCCTGATCGCCCGATCCAGTAGCGTGCCACGCTCCGCCGCCGCGCTGGTGCCGGGTGCGCCCGTAAACAGGGCGCACTCGGCGAGCTTCGGCAGGGAGGATGGGGAGATTTCCTTGATCACGCTGCGACCTCCATTTGTGCGGTCGCCTTGGAGATGAGCGCTTGCGGGCGGGATTTGATTTGTGCCAGCAACTTCGGCGAGGCATTGCGCCAGGTCTCGCCCTCTTGGATGGATCCGTTGCCGGTTAGGAAGGCGTTCACCGCGTCCTCGTTGGCTTCCAACAACTCCATGGCCGCCATCGTCTCGGCACCGAGGATTTCGACGGCAGGCTCCGAGGTTTTGGGTGCAGGTTTCCCAAAGACATGCGCCACCGATTCCCACTCCATCGGGAGTTCTTCGGCGAGGCCCGAGCGGGTCTTGGCGTCGTAGGCTGCCGAGTGGGTGGTCAGGATGATGCGTTCCTTGCCCCCGATGCCCTTGGCCTTGCCGCCTTCTTGCGAAACGGCTTTCGTTTTAAACCTAAAAAACCACAACTCGTCGGCCCACTCTTTGACCAGCGGCGCTGTTTTCTTTTCTAATTTGAGCTCATAGCGGTCATACGCGGCGAGGATGTCTGGGGGTTCAACTTTTCTGACTATGCTGTGAGCAATAAAAACAACATGTTTCCCGCCATCAATCAGAGAATCTAAGAGGTTAAGAAAATGGCTGATTCTTTCTGCTAAAATTACATAACCTTTTCCATAGCCAAATTCTTCGAGGCTTTGTTTTTTTTGTTCGTAGCAAATGGCACTAGCCGCAAGACGCTCAGCCCAATCAATAGAATCAATAACAAAAGTGTTATATTCTTGGCTGTCTGAATACTTTTGAATGCAGGCAACTAACTCATTCCAAGGCTTGTTTGAATGATGCCCAAAAGGAATTGATTTATCCCGCTTTTCTATTTCGATTCGGTCAGCCCCAACATTGTTTGCCCCGCCCTCGATGTCTAAAAACAAGGGAGAAGGGAACTTGCTGGCGAAAGTCGTCTTGCCGACGCTTTCGACCCCGTAAATGACCACCCGCTGTGGTCGCTGTTGTTTGCCTTTAATTATTTTCATGTCACTCAATTTGTTGCGCGTTGTTTTGGATGCGCGCCCCCCGTCACCTGCCCTCTCGGGCGATGCTGAAATTTTATTCTTTCGACGGACTCACAGCCGCCGCTTGCCAAAGCAGTTCGAGGGTTGCCCATTCGCAGTGGGTGAAGCACTCCGAGCACACCGGCCCGAGGTCGTTATCCACCTGCTCGGCTTCGTGTTGGCAGACGGCGCACCTAGTCATCGAAATCCTCCAGGTTCTCGCAGTCCCACTCAGCCCAGCGGTCTTCTTTCTCACGCAATTTGCGGAGCCGGTTGAGGATGTCCCGTTGCCCGAGGCAGTAAGAGGCGTAGCAACTGCCGAGGGTCACCAGTGCCAAGAGAAGGCCCGCCGTGGCGCTCATCGCACAACCTCCACGCGGCTAGGGACGCCGCCGAATTGTTGAGCGAAACGCTCCCGAGCCTCGAAGGCCGAGAATGCCCAGAAATACTCCCCCACCCTGTGCCGAAGGAAATTCAGCCCCTCGCAATGCCAGAGTCGCTTTTTCATCGTGCGAGCCTCCAGGTGATCGCCGCCAAAATGAGCGGCAGGGTGATGACTTGCAGGAAGTCGATTGCGTAACCGATACAGCGGAGAGTGGTCTCGTGGTCCATTACGCCGCCCTCCGTTTCCGTGTTGGGACCGTCGTGCGATTCGCGGTGCTCGCGTTGCGGTAGCCCCACCAGTCGAGAAATGATTCCCTGACAATGTGCCAGCCGCCGCACCGGCCCCGTGGCATCGTCGCCGCAAACTCGCCGCGCCGGATATATTCACGAATGGATCGGCTTGAAAAACCGGAGAGGCGCTGAGCCTCCGCCATGTCTATGAAAGTCTCGGAGAGGTTCATTTCTTGGCCCTCCGTTTTTCGTTTTGAGCCGCCTCGCGGATCGCTGACGCAATCAAGCGGCTGATCGGTGTTCCGCCGTTCTTCTCGCTTTTTTGGCGGAGCCATTCAGCGAGTTCGTTCGGGAGGCTCACGCTGGTTTTTGTGTATGCACTTTGCATGGTGCTACCGATAGCGCCGGTGCTACCGGTAGAGCAATAAAAAAAGGTCAATGGGGTGATCTACTAGCCTTCACTTTTCTATTGACATCCGCATGGGGACAAGGTTTGCGGGCGAAAATAAATTTTCAGAAAAATTTGCGCGGCGGTGTGCGCGGTGCTACTGGTAGGAGTATATGAAAGAGAAGACGCACCAAAAATTAAACATCTCGCTGCCGAAAGAACTGCACGCTTGGGTGGTCAAAAAACAGCGTGAAGAAAACAAAAAATCACGGCTCTCCAAGGCATCGATTTCTGCCATCATTGCCGACGCTGTTCAGCAAACAAAGACCCGCGAAGACAACGAATTTTTAATGATGCAGGATCAGCCCACCAGAAAAGAAGAGACTGCGGTAACTGCCCGACACTCCTCTCCTACCATCTATACAAAAAAAACTAGGGGAAAATAAAAAAGGAGAATATCTTTTTGATATGCGGACAAAACCGCGCTAAAGCCTCCACCACGCCCGCCAATCCGCCTTGCGCGAAGGCACCGCGTAGGTTTTGAGAACCAGCGCCGTCGAAGAATGCCCGAGCTGATGCGCCGTCTTGCCAGCATCCTGGCAGCGGCCGAGGTGGTAAGTGGCGAACGAATGGCGCAGGGCATTTTCCGGCAGCATGGCCCACGGCACCACGCCCTCGTTGTTCAGCCGCTCGATCAAAGCCATCCGCTCCCGATAAAGGCGGAGCGATTTCGCAACCACGATCAGCCCCGATTTTCCTTTGAAAAAATCCTTCCGCCTCGCCAGCGGCTCCGTGAAATCCACGATCCGCTCCGGCAGGCCCGAGCTTTGTTTTGAAACCTCCCGCCGCACCTCGATCTGTCCCGACTTCGGATCGACATCCTCCCACCGCATCCTGTGAACCTCGATTGACCTCAACCCCGCAAACGCACCGAGAAGAAACCAAGCGCGGAGCGCATCCGACATCTCCGCATCTAAGATCGCCCGCAGTTCCTTCGCCGAAATCAGCGACCGTTTACTCTCAGCCTCCGGCGCCACGACGCGGCGGAATGGATTTCGGTCCAGCAACTCCATATCGACGCACCACCGAAAAAAACCCGAGGCGTATCGATGCCACCCCGCCCTCGTCGTCGGCGCGCCCTTGATCTTTCCAAACACCCGAGCCGCCTGCATCGGCGACACCGCCGCCACCGCGCCAGGGAACGCATCCAAAAGCTCCCCGCAAATCTTTTCCAGCTTCTCACGATGCCGCTCCGAGCTGCCCACCTTGGAGGCGATGTAATCCCGCACCGCGGATTTCATAGACATGCCGCTCACCTGCTCCTCCGCGAGCGAGTCGGTCCCACCCTTCTGCAACTTCTCCAGCAACCCCGGCCCCGCCGCCCAAGCCTCCGCCTCGGTGCGATAAAACCGGCGGATCCTCTTGCCAAAAATTTTCTGCGGGATGGTCAACTTCCAAGGGGTGCCGGGCCGCTGCGGGTATGGACTGACAAGAAAGGCGCTCATGCTGTTGCCCGAACTGTTGCCCGTGTTGCCCGAAATCTCAACTATTTTCTTCCAGTAGCCGCCACTTCCCGCCCGTTGTTTCTGAAAGCCAAATACCCGCCGAGCCGCATAAAACCTAGCCCAAATCGTCACAACTCGCTCTGCCGGCGGCGGGACTCGAACCCGCACGACCCTTTCGGATCAACGGATTTTAAGTCGCTTTCTTGGGTTTGTTTTTCAATGACTTACGGGAGTGTTGCCCGTTGTTGCCCTAAAGGACT